CAAGGCCCGGTCGGCGGGATCTGGCCGCGGGTTCAGCTGCGATTGTTTGCTGTTGGATGAGGCGCAGATCCTGAACGCCGCGGCGTGGTCGGCGATCCTGCCGACTATGTCGGCGCGGCCTAATCCGCAGGTGTGGTTGTTGGGTACCCCACCGACGCCGCAGGACGACGGCGAGGTGTTCACCCGACTACGTCACGCCGGCGTGGAGGGTAAAGAGCACCGGGTCGCGTATCTAGAGTGGTCCGCTGAGCCGACGGATGACTTCGACGACCCGGCGACGTGGGCGAAGGCTAACCCGGCGTACGGGGTGCGGATCGACTACGAAGCGATCGCCGCGGAACGTGCCGCGATGACCGATGACCAGTTCGCGCGTGAGCGGCTGGGGATCTGGGATGAGGTCGCGGTCAAGGGTGTGATCCCTGGCCCGTCGTGGCGGGCACAGGCCGACGAGCGGTCCCTTGCGGCCGACCTGCTTGCCCTGGGGGTCGAGTGTGGCCCGGATTTGGCGTGGGCGTCGGTGGCGCTGGCTGGGCAGCGCGCGGACGGGGACTGGCACATTGAGCTTGACGAGGATCAGCACACTCGTGGTCGTGGGACGGCATGGTTGGTGCCGCACCTCGAGGCGCTGATATCCGCGAACCCGCAGATTCGGGCTGTGGTGGTGGATGTGGCCGGCCCGGTGGCGGCGCTGCTGGAGCAGTACAAGCCGGGCAGGTGGCGGTTCAAGGGAACTCGGCTTGAGGTGACCCCGGTGAAGGTGTCCGAGCTTGGCGCAGGGTGCAGCCGGGTGTTGGACGGGATTGTGACCGGCTGGCTGTGGCACATCGGCCAGCCGCAGTTGACCACTGCCGCGTTGGCGGCGGGGAAGCGTGCGCTCGGTGACACCGGCATGTGGGTGTGGTCCCGGAAGGCCGCAGAGTCAGATATCACCCCGATTCAGGCGGCGACGTTGGCGCTGATCGGGGCGCAGATGGAGCGGCCGCGCAAGCCGGCGCGCAAGGCGAGAAGCAGCGGGAAGGTGGTGGTACTCGCGTGAGCACCACTGTGCAGATTCCCGCTGGGCTGACTGTTGACGGGCTCGACGACGCCGACACCGATACGTTGCGCCGGCTGCTCGAGCAGCTGAACAGCAAGATAGCCCGCAACAAGCTGCGCCGCCAGTACTACGACAGCAAATATTTCCTGCGCGACTTCGGCATCTCGATCCCGCCGTCAATGCGCAGCATCGAAGCGGTGCTCGGCTGGCCTGCCAAAGCTGTCGATGTGCTGGCGAAGAGGCTGCGTCCGGACGGGTTTGTGCTGCCGGGCGGCAGCGCCGACGATCTGGGTATCCGCGAGATTTGGGACGCCAACCGGCTTGACCTTGAGGCGCCCCAGGCCAACACCTCGGCGCTGCTGCACGCGTGTGCCTTCGCCACGGTCACCTTGGGCGACCGTGAGCGGGGTGAGCCGCAGGTGTTTGTGGCGGTCCGCTCGGCCGAGCATGCCACCGGGCTGTGGAATCGGCGGCTACGCCGGCTCGATGCGGGGTTGTCGGTGGTGGATGCCGACGACAACGGCCAGCCGACCGAAATGGTGATGTACCTGCAGGGACGCACCGCCACCCTGACCAGGGACTCGAGCGGCAGGTGGAAGGCGGACGTGCGTTCGCACGATCTGCCGCGGGTGCTGATGGAGCCGCTGGTGTACCAGCCGCGGCTTGATCGGCCGTTCGGGTCGTCGCGGCTGTCCCGGCCGGTGATGACCCTCGCAGACGCTGCACTTAGGACGCTTGTCCGCAGTGAGGTCACGGCTGAGTTTTTCTCGGCACCGCAGCGGTACGCGATGGGCGCCGACGAATCCGCGTTCGTGGATGCTAGCGGGAACCCGAAGGGGGCGTGGGCGTCCATCATCGGCCGGGTGTGGGCGATCGGCCGTGACGAGGACGGCAACATTCCCGAGGTCGGGCAGTTCCCGCAAACCTCGATGCAGCCGCACGTCGACCATCTGCGGATGCTCGCCACCTTGTTCGCTGGGGAAACCTCGCTGCCGCTGTCGTCGCTGGGGATCGTGCAGGACAACCCGTCCAGCGCTGAGGCGATTCACGCCAGCAAAGAGGAACTCATCACCGAGGCGGAGTGGGCCGCCGACACCCTGGGCGCCGGTTGGCGGCGCGTGATGCTGCTTGCCCTGATGCTGCGCGACGGCCTGACCGAGGTGCCTGCGGAGTGGCTGCGGTTGGAGATGCGGTGGCGCGACCCGTCGACGCCCAGCAAGGCCGCGATCGCTGACGCGGTCACCAAGCAGGTGGCGTCGGGCATCCTGCCGGCCGACAGTGCGGTGACGCTGGAGCAGCTCGGGTATGACGAGACCACAGTGGCGCGGCTTGAGGCCGACCGGCAGCGTGCCGCCGCGCAGGAGCGGTTGAGCATGCTCGCTGCTGCGGCTCAGGCCGCGCGTCGTGATCCTGTCGTGGCTGAGCTTGAGAGGCCTGGCGGTGGTGACGCCAGCTGAGGCCGCGGCCTACCGCGACGCGCAGCGCGACGTGGTGACCCTGGCCCGGGCGGCGCTGGCCGACTGGTGGCGTGACCTGGATGTGTCTGACGCCAATGCGGCTGTGGCCGCGTTGGAGTCGTTTGTTCCCGATTTGGTGGCCGCCTACGGGGACGTGGCCGCAACGGTGGCCGCAGACTGGTATGACGTGCTGCGCGTGCAGGCTGGCGTGTCCGGGTCGTACCGGGCGCAGTTGGCGGAGTCGCTGCCGGCCGAGCAGGTGCGCGCGTCAGCCCGGTGGGCCGCGGGACCTTTGTTTGACCGTGACCCTGACGGCGAGCGGGCGTTGCAGCTGATGGCTCAGGCTGTGCAGCGCTTGGTGCAGCAGCAGGGCCGTGACACGATGACCCGCAACGTGCGGTCGGACCCGTCGCGTCCAAGGTGGATGCGGGTGCCGCACGGGAGGACGTGCGCTTTCTGTCTGATGCTTGCGTCGCGCGGTCCGGTCTACCTGTCCGCTGCGACGGCGGGGGCGTACAACCGCTACCACGACGCCTGCGACTGTCAGCCGATGCCGTACTGGCAAGGGCAGGGACTGCCGTACGACCCGGATGAGCTGTACAGCCGCTACCTTGAGGCGCGCGAGGTTGCCGGTGGTGACACGAAGGCGATTTTGGCGCAGCTCCGCAAGGATTTGGATATCAACTGATGAGGCTTCCCGCCGTCCGGCGGGAGAAGGTGAGTGCCCGCGAGCCGCACGGTGACCGGGCCATCCCGCATGGGAGATCTGAATGACCGATGCAACCGACGGCGCCACGCAGGCGCCGCAGGCCGATCAGCAGTCAACCGCCGAGCCCGCACGGGCCGAAGTGGACTGGAAGGCCGAGGCTCGCAAGTGGGAGAAGCGGGCCAAGGAGAACGCCGAGGCTGCCAAGCGGTTGGCCGAGATCGAGGAAGCCCAGAAGTCTGAGGCTGAGAAGGTCGCCGAACGGATCGCGAAAGCCGAGCAGGCGACCAGGGATGCCGAGGCCCGTGCGCTGCGCCGCGAGATCGCACTGGAGCACGGGCTCAGCAAAGATGATGCGGCGCTGCTGGACGCTGTGTCCGATGAGGACGCGATGCGTCGCCTCGCGGCCCGGCTCGCCGAACAGGCCGCCGAACGCGACAACCACATCAGCCAGAACGGGGCCTACGTCCCATCCGAGGGCAAGACACCCCCGGCGCTGAACTCTGATCAACTGGAGCAGTCGCTACGGAAGGCGCTCGGCGTCTCGTAGGGACTGCCGAGCGAAAGGAATAGAATAATGGCCATTACGGCACCAATCAAGACCTCGGATTTCGAGGGGTTTCTCAACCCGGACCTGGCCGAGCCGATTTTCGAGGAGGCGGCCCGACAGTCCGTGGTGATGCGACTGGCGCGCCGGGTGCCGCTTGGGATCAACGGGAAGGCGATCCCTGTCGTCACGTCGAAGCCCACCGCTAACTGGGTGGCTGAGGGTGGTCAGAAGCCGGCTACTGAGGGCAAGATGGACTTGATCCCGATGCAGCCGCACAAGTTGGCTGCGATCGCGGTCATGTCCGCTGAGGTGGTGCGGGCCAACCCCGCCAACTACACCTCGCTGCTGCGCACCCACCTTGCCGAGGCGTTCGCCGTCGCGTTCGATTACGCGGCGCTGTACGGCGTCGGCGGGGACGGTACCGGCACCGGCCCGTTCAGCGACGCGCTCGCCGACACCACCAAGACGGTCACCCTGGGAACCGCCGCGCAGGCCGACGGCGGGATCCATGGAGACCTGGTCGAGGTCCTCAGCCTCCTGGTCAACGACGGCAAGAAGCTGACTGGATGGGCATTGGACGATGCGGTGGAGCCGCTGCTGTGGGGCGCCGTTGACGCCAACGGACGTCCGCTCTATGTGGACCTGCCGACCGATGACATGGCGCAGGGCCTGGCGCGTCCGGGCCGGCTGCTGAACCGGCCGAGCTTCATGGGCCAGGGTGTGGCGCACGACGGCACGGTCGCGTTCGGTGGCGACTGGACTAAGGCCGTGTGGGGTGCTGTGGGTGGCATCAGCTACCGCATCAGCACCGAGGCCACGGTGACCATCAATGGCTCGCTCACCAGCCTTTGGGAGAACAACCTGGTCGCGGTGCTGG